ACCACACAAGAAACCAACCAAACATGATGAAAACAACCGGACAGTTGAGCGTGCATGGTGGTCATCTGGTGCAGAAGAGCGTAATGGTTTACCCTATCTCAGTAGATCATCACTGCGTGATCTTCTGGTCAAGGATGGCATGTCAGAACGCACTGCAAAGAACAAAACAGAGGCAAGCAGGCAGGATGGAATCATCGCTCAAATGCTCAATGCAGGAACGATTGAGCCATTTGAACACGGCTGGATTTTCATCAACGAATCTCAAGTCAGTGCCATGATGATGCAGAAAAATGGAGAAAAGAATCGCCCCTAAACGCCCCTGACTGCCCCTAGGGGTTTTTAGGGATTAGGGGCAAAAGCCAGTTAAATCGCCCCGCCCCGCCCCTAAAACGTATACGTTAGGGGCAGTAGGGGCAACTGGATGCGGAAAATTCGGGACAAAGTTATCCACAGAAAGGTGAGCAGGTACTAACATGAACAACAAACGTGAAACCCCAAACTTCACAACATGGCAACATGACACGCTGGCCAAGTTCGCAACTGAGGTCTACATCCGACTTCAAGATGAGCAGGCCGCAAACGAGCAACTCAGGATGGATTTAAAAGATGCCATGAAACTGGCGCGAATTGAAAACATGAAGGACAATGCAGCATGACCACGAAAACACACAAAGCAAAAGCGCCAACCAAGCGAACTAAGCCTGGCAGTGAAGATCGAGCTGTGATCAGCCAGATGGTGCTCGATGGCATGCGAAACGGCTTGAGCGCATTCAAAGCATGTCAAGCAGCTGGTGTTCCTCAAAGCACTTTTTCACGGTGGGTTGACGATGATGCTATCCTTGCGGAAAACTACGCGCGCGCGAGGGAAGACCTGATCGAACGCATGGCCACAGAGATTATGGAGATCAGCGATCAAGACGTTGGCGTGGCCGTGGATGGCAAGAAAGATTGGGCGGCAGTGCAAAAGCACAGACTTCAAGTTGACACACGCAAATGGCTGTTGTCCAAGCTGGCCCCAAAGAAGTTTGGCGACAAGATCGAAGTTTCTGGCGATCCTGCCAATCCCCTGGTGCAAAGAATTGAGCGCGTGGTCGTCAAGGCATGACAGTTTTACAGCTTCCAACACCTGAATGGGCAGTGCCACTGCTGGAGCCAAGCCGCTACAAAGGCGCTTGGGGTGGTCGAGGCTCTGGCAAGTCCCACATGTTTGCCGAGCTGATGATCGAGGCCCACATCATGGACCAGAAGCGCAGAAGCGTCTGCGTGCGTGAAATCCAGAAGTCATTGAACCAGTCCGTCAAGCGCCTGCTCGAAACCAAGATTGAGCAAATGAACGCTGGCGCGTACTTCGAGGTGCAAGAAGCCGTGATCAAGTCGCGCAAAGGCGATGGAATGATCATCTTCCAAGGCATGCAAAACCACACAGCCGACTCGATAAAGTCGCTCGAAGGTTACGACTGCGCTTGGGTGGAGGAGGCTCAAAGCCTGAGCCAGACCAGCCTCGACCTGCTGCGGCCAACCATCCGCAAGCCAGACTCAGAGCTGTGGTTTACATGGAATCCGCGCCAGCAAAACGACCCAGTCGACTTCCTGCTGCGCGGTCCAACACCGCCAAAGGACGCGCAAGTCTTGAAGGTCAACTTCACCGACAACCCTTGGTTTCCACAAGTCCTGCGCGACGAAATGGAGTACGACAAGAGACGCGACCCCGACAAATACCAGCATGTCTGGATGGGAAGCTATCTCACCAACAGCAACACCAGGGTGTTCAAGAACTGGCGCGTCGAGGACTTCGAGGCACCACCAGACGCAATCCACCGGCTCGGTGCTGACTGGGGATTCGCGGTCGACCCGACAACGCTGGTGCGCTGCCACATCATTGGCCGCACGCTGTACATCGATTACGAGGCCTACATGGTCGGCTGCGAGATCGTCAACACACCCGAGCTGTTCATGCAGGTGCCAGAGGCCGAAAAGTGGCCAATCGTGGCAGACTCAGCCAGGCCAGAGACGATCAGCCACATGAAAAAGAATGGCTTTCCAAAGATCATGACAGCGGTCAAGGGTCCAAAGTCGGTCGAGGAAGGCATCGAGTTCCTGAAAAACTACGACATCGTGGTGCACCCTCGGTGCATCCATACCATTGACGAGCTGACGCTATACAGTTACAAGCAAGACCCACTGACCGGCAAAATCTTGCCGGTGCTCGAAGACAAGAAAAATCACGTGATCGATGCCCTGCGTTACGCTTGCGAAGGTGTGAGACGATCGGCCATCACGAAGCCTGCAACATTCACTCCATTGCCAAATGTAAAGAAATGGTGAGAAAATCACACAAAATGAGGATATAACATGGCCCGACTCTCAAACGATCAACGCCTTGCGAACCTGCACGACGAAGCCCTCGCGCAATTCGATGATGTGCAAAGCGCACTGCGCGACGAGCGCTTGCAATGCCTGCAAGACAGACGCTTCTACTCCCTAGCAGGCAGCCAGTGGGAAGGTCCACTCTGGGACCAGTACGAGAACAAACCCAAGTTCGAGGTCAACAAGATCATGCTGGCCGTGATTCGAGTGGTCAACGAATATCGCAACAATCGCATCACGGTCGACTTTGTCTCCAAAGATGGCGCTGAGAACGACAAGCTGGCCGAGGTCTGCGATGGCCTCTACCGAGCAGACGAGCAGGCATCGGTGGCCGATGAAGCCTACGACAACGCCTTCGAGGAAGCGGTCGGTGGCGGCATCGGTGCATGGCGCTTGCGCACCGTCTACGAAGACGAGGAAGACCCAGAGGACGATCGCCAGCGCATCCGCATCGAGCCAATCTTTGACGCTGACAGCTCGGTGTTCTTTGACCTTGGTGCCAAACGCCAAGACAAGTCCGATGCCAAGTTCTGCTTTGTCGTCACATCGATGACGCGCCAGGCATACAAAGACACATGGGGCGATGACCCGACCGACTGGCCAAAGATCATCCATCAGTACGAATTTGACTGGTGCACACCGGATGTGGTCTATGTGGCCGAGTACTACAAGGTCGAGGAAAAGACCGAGACCATCCGCATCTTCCAAACCATCACAGGCGAGGAAGAACGCTACACCCAAGCCGACTTTGCCAAAGACGAAATGCTTGAGGAAACTCTGGCAGCCATCGGCACAGTCGAGGTGCGCCAGCGCAGGATCAAGACCAAGCGCGTACACAAGTACATCATGTCGGGCGGCAAGGTGCTTGAAGATGCAGGCTACATCGCAGGCAAGTGCATCCCGATCGTGGTCGTCTACGGCAAACGCTGGTTTGTCGACAACGTCGAGCGATGCATGGGCCATGTGCGTCTGGCCAAGGATGCCCAGCGCCTCAAGAACATGCAGCTGTCCAAGCTGGGTGAGATCAGCGCATTGTCATCTGTCGAGAAGCCAATCCTCACACCTGAGCAGGTCGCTGGCCACCAAGTCATGTGGGCCGAGGACAACCTCAAGGACTATCCATACCTGCTGATCAACCCGATCACAGACCAGAACGGCAACCAAGCAGTCAGCGGTCCGGTGGCCTACACCAGATCGGCAGCCATTCCACCGGCAATGGCCGCGCTCTTGCAGATCACCGAAACCGACATGCAGGACATTCTTGGCAACCCAGCTGGCGCAGAAAAGATGGTCAGCAACATCTCAGGCAAAGCCGTCGAGATGATTCAAGCCCGAGTCGATGGCCAAGCATTCATCTACATGAGCAACTTTGCCAAGGGCATGAAGCGATGCGGTGAAATCTGGTTGTCGATGGCCAAGGACATCTACATCGAGGACAAGCGCAAGATGAAGACGATCGCACCAACTGGTGAGGCTGGCATGGTCGAGCTGATGCAGCCTAGCATCGATCAGGAAACTGGCGAAGTGGTCATGGCCAATGACCTGACAAGTGCCACATTCGATGTGATCGCAGACGTTGGACCATCCAGCAGCACCAAGCGCCAGGCAACCGTCCGCGCCCTGACCGGCATGCTCCAGATCACCCAAGACCCAGAGACAGCCCAAGTGATCACGGCAATGGCCATGATGAACATGGAAGGCGAAGGAATCAGCGATGCCAATGCTTACTTCCGCAAGAAGCTCCTGCGCATGGGCGTGGTCAAGCCAACCGACAATGAAGCCGAAGAACTCATGGCCGAAATGCAAGGCGCACCACAAGACCCGAATGCCATGTACCTGCAAGCCGCAGCTGAGAATGAAACTGCCAAGGCAGCCAAAGCCAGAGCCGACACCGTCGAAACCGTGGCCAGCGCAGAACTCAAACGCGCTCAAACGCTGGAGACTTTGGGCAAGGTTGACGAGACAGCCCAGAACATGGCGCTCACAAATGCAGAGGCAGTGCAACAAATTTTGCAAGGCCAGATCGTTCAACCAGTTGTAAGATGAACGAAAAAGCGCGAGAATGTGATAAACGGCATCCACCCAGCCGTTCTTAATGGGTGAGTTTGATGGGGTCAGAAGATGAACACAAAGGCAGTATCAGGAGAAGAAAACCAAGACGATGACACTATCGTCATTGAGGACGAAGGCCAAAGCACTGAGCAAACCACCGATGAGCACAAATCCATCGATGACCAGGGCGATGACCAGACAACCGAAGATGGCGAAGGCGACAGCGACGAGGTGATCGTATCCATTGGTGAGGAAGCGCCACCTCCCGAAGAACAGACTCATGCGCCTGAATGGGTACGCGAGCTGCGTAAGACGAACAGAGAATTGCAACGGCAAAACCGTGAACTGCAAGGCAAGCTGCAAAGCACCGCACAGACTGAGACCAAGCCGGTCGTGCTAGGCAAGAAGCCAACCCTTGAAGAACATGACTATGACGCTGACAAATTCGAGGCAGCACTGGCCAATTGGTTTGATCGCAAGCGACAAGCTGATGAAGCCCAAGCCAAGCAAGAAGCTGAAGTTATGAATCAGCAGAAGGCATGGCAAGCCAAACTGGATGGTTACGGCAAGGCGAAAGCCGAGTTGAGAGTCAAAGATTTTGAAGACGCTGAGGCCGTGGCCCAAGAGTTGTTCAACATCACCCAGCAAGGTGTGGTGCTCCAAGGTGCAGATAATCCTGCACTCGTCATCTACGCGCTCGGCAAGAATCCAAAGAAGGCCAAAGAGCTGTCCGACATTAAAGACCCTGTAAAGTTTGCCTTCGCGGTAGCGAAACTGGAGAAAGAATTGAAAGTTACAAACCGTAAGGCAGCCCCGCCACCCGAGAGAATCGTGTCAGGAACTGGCCGAGTATCTGGGGCGGTGGACTCAACCCTCGAACGGCTGCGAGAAGAAGCGGCTCGTACTGGCAACCTGACGAAAGTCATCCAGTACAAGGCGCAGAAGCGAGCAGCTTCATCTAAATGATTTTTTAAGGAAATACCATGTCCAATAGTTTCTCAAAAGAAGAGCGCGTTGCGTTTGAAGACCTCCTCGAAGGCTTCCAAGACGCGCTGGTTTTGTCTCGTCATGTCAACATCTACAACACAGATCAGACAATGATGGAACGCGCCAACAACACCATCTGGCGTCCCCAGCCTTACATTGCCCAATCTATTTCCAGCACTCCTGGCAATAGCATTGCTGGCCAATACCAAGGCATGACACAGTTGGCTGTTCCTGCAACCTTGGGCTACAGCCAGACTGTGCCTTGGGAAATGACTGCCCTCGAGTTGCGCGATGCGTTGCAAGAAGGCCGTTTGGGTGAGAGCGCCAAGCAAAAGCTGGCCTCTGACATCAACGTTGCCATCATGAGTTCTGCTGCAAACCTCGGCTCTTTGGTTGTGCCAATCGCAGCTGCTGCTGGTGATTATGATGATGTCTCCTTGTGCGACACCATCATGAACGAGCAAGGCGTGCCTGACTACGATCGTTTCATGGCTTTGTCTAGCCGTGATTACAACGGTCTGGCCGGTAACTTGTCTCAAGCCAGCCGTTCGTTCGGCAATGCCAAGTCTGACAAGGCATACGAGCGCAACTACGTTGGCATGGTCGCAGGCTTCGACACCTACAAGATGGACTACGCAAACCGCTTGGCAGCTGCTGCTGGCACTAGCAAGACCATCGACACAAACGGCTCTAACACACAAGCGAACTATGCTCCTCAAGCCACTTCCACAGCAGTGGGCGGCCAGATCAACGTGGACAACCGCTTCCAGACCGTGACCGTGAACAGCACCACCGGCATTGCTGCTGGCGATGCATTCAAGATCGCTGAAGTTTACGCTGTGCACCACATCACCAAGCAAAGCACTGGTCAGTTGAAGACTTTCCGTGTTGTGTCTGTTGACTCTGGCACTACCATGACCATCACGCCTCCAATCATCGGTGCTCAAACCATCGGTGGCACAGGCCCAACAGACGCTCAGTTGCAGTACAAGAACGTGGAAGTTGCCATCGCAGCCGATGCAGCCGCCATCACCTTCTTGAACGTCAACGCAGCTTCTGTGAACGTGTTCTGGCAGCGTGATTCCTTGGAAATCTTGCCTGGCCGTTACGCAGTGCCCTCTGACGCTGGTGTCGCAGTAATGCGTGCAAGCACAGACCAAGGCATCGAGTTGGTCTTGCAAAAGTGGTACGACATCAACAGCATGACGATCAAGTATCGTATGGACACGCTGTTCGGTGTGGTTAACAAGAACCCAGAAATGTCTGGTATCTTGTTGTTCAACCAGTAATCCAGCAAAACAGACTGGGGGGCTTCGGCCCCCCTTTCTCAATAGGAGCACACCATGCCATTGACAAAAGGTTATTCGAGCAAGTCCATCGGTAAGAACATCAAGATGGAAAAGAAGTCCGGCAAGCCAATGAAGCAGGCCGTGGCCATCGCATTGAATGTGGCAACCAAAGCAGCCAAGGCCGCAGGAAAGCCAAGCAAAGCGCCTAAAAAGGCCATGAAATGAAGGCCGGTTTGTACGCCAACATTCACGCCAAGCGTGAGCGCATTGCAGAGCAGAAGGCCGCAGGGAAAACCCCTGAGCGCATGCGCAAGCCTGGCACAAAGGGCGCACCTACTACCGCAGCCTTCAAAGCCGCAGCAAAAACAGCAAAGCCCATGAAAAGAAAGGCCAAGTGATGCAAGACATCATTCTCATGCCAAGGTACTCAAAGAAAAAAAAGCCAGTCAAGGTACGCAAGCCATCCAAACCAATCGATGGTATCAACCACCGTCTTCTGCGCGAGCAGGCTGAGGCAGCAGAAGCTCAGGCAATCGTGCCAAAAGACGATGCATTGCCAACCCGCGAGGAACTTGAGGCCAAAGCCACCGAATTGGGAATTCGTTTTGATGGTCGCACAAAAGACAAAAAACTGGGACAATTGATCCAAGACAGATTGTCTGAGAACACAGGAGAATGACATGGGATGGACAAAGCGCCAATTCGTCACACAGGCCTTCGAGGAAATTGG